AACTCAACGTCTGGAATTGCTTTGGTTTCAGGGGATGCTGGCAATTTGTTTAATGGTGCATTAACCATTTACAACATTTCAGCAAATATTTGGGTTTTTTCAGGGACTTTTACAGCTACTAATGGAACATCAACATTTGCAATTATGACGGGCGGCAATCACACAACATCGTCTGCACTTGATCGCGTGATTGTTACTACTACGAACGGCACAGATACTTTTGATGCTGGATTGATTAACATTTTTTATGAGTAAAAAACATGAAAAGCAAAGAATTGTATGGGTTAAACATAGATACAGAATGGGAAAAAATCTTAGAAATTCATGTGCTTAATTTAGCAAAAGAATACAAACCAGATTGGTATCGTTGGCGGTTGACTAACAATTTTGAACGGGCTGTGTTTTTAAATGGCGACCCTGTTTTGCCAAGAGAAACAACTCGATATTTGTGGGCAAATCAAAATCTTTTGGGTGAATCAATTTTTGAAATTGGTTGTTCTACTGGATTTGGAAGTCAATTTTTGCCAATCAATGTTAATTACCTTGGCATTGATTACGACCCGTTAATTATCAACGTGGCGAAAGATCAGCGTTGGGGGCAAAACAGACATTTCCAATGCGCTGACATCAACAACTTCAACATTCCTGATTGCGACACCATCATTGCGTTTGAAGTGATTGAACATTTAGACAATGGTTTGGAATTGATTGACGCATTGCAAAAAAAATGCAAACGTCTTTTGTTGACTGTGCCTTGGAAAGAGCCAAAAGGTTTTTGGGGTGAGCATCACAAATTGCATGATTTGGATGAATCGCTTTTTCCCGATTTCAAAATCAGTTACATCAATGAAAATGGTTATGTCAGTGAAGTTGTTGAGCCAATAAGCGCAACCAACAAATGCAATCTAATGTTGTTAAGGTGGGATTGTGTCTAAAGTTCTTTGTTCAATATCTACTCGGGGTAGATACTTCACAACTTTGCCGCTGGCGCTGCAAGCAATCATTAATCAAACACGACCTGTTGACAAGTTGGTGGTGTTTGACGACAACGATGACCCGCAGGATATGCGAAAAGAATTGGCATATTCTTATTTTTTCCAAATGCTTGACATCAAAGGCATTAAATGGGAATGGTTGTATGCTGGCAAAAAAGGTCAACATCACAATCATCAAATTGCTAATACGATGGGTTATGAATGGGTATGGCGCGTTGATGACGATGCCATACCAGAGCCAAACGTGCTTGCAGATTTGTTGCGCTGGACACGTTTAAACAACATTGGCGCAGTGGGTGGTTCAATACTCACGCCACCTTATTTGCCAGACACCAGCAAGTCAACGGGCAAAATCCAAGACATTGACAACGAGCCAAACATTCAATGGAATGTAATTTCCGATACCAAAGAAGTTGACCATCTGCATTGTTCGTTTCTTTATCGCGCTGGCGTTGTTGATTACAACACGGGTTTGTCGCGGGTGGCGCATCGTGAAGAAACTTTGTTCACTTATGCGTTGAAATGCAAAGGGTACAGAATCCTTGCCGTGCCTGATGCTGTGACTTGGCACATGAAAAACCCACAAGGCGGGATTCGTTCGGAAACACAAGCGTCAATGTATGAACACGATGAACGCATTTTCCGCAACATTATTGGCAATCAAGAAAAAACAATTGTTGTTTTAAATTGCGGCATGGGCGACCATGTAGTGTTTAGCCATGTGCTGCCTGAAATAAAAAATCCCGTTGTGTTTAGTTGTTACCCTGAAATTGTTGAAGGCAGACCAATTGCCGAGGCGCAAGCATTGTTTGGCGACATTGACAGGTTTAATGTGTACAAAAAAATGCACCAATGGGGTTGGGTTGATACGTTAGAAAACGCATATCGAAAGCTGTATTTATGATTTTGATTGCTCCATACGCTCAAAAATTGGTCAACGGTGAGCGCAACCCAAAAAATTACCCGTTTTGGCAAGAAGTCATTGCTGGAATTACTGAGCCAATCATTCAAGTCGGTGTTGAAGGCGAACAACAACTTGTGCCTGATTTCCGAAAAAACTTAAAAATCAAGGATTTACGGGCATTAATTAAAGAATGTCGCATTTGGATTTCATGCGATTCTTTTTTACAGCACCTTGGTTGGGATGAAGGCAAACGTGGCATTGTGCTTTGGTCGGTGTCAGACCCATTGATTTATGGACATGACGAAAACATCAATTTGCTTAAAGACCGAGCAAATTTAGCGGAAAATCAATTCCTATGGTGGGATTCAGTAGCGTATGATTCCAAAAAATTTGTTGAAGCAACCGAAGTTTTAAAACACCTTTAAATGCCATGACCACCATAGACAAAACCGATGCCCGTTTATCCACCCATGAGGAAGTTTGCGCTTTGCGTTATGAAGTAATTAACGCAAGATTGAAGCGAATGGAGCAAATTATGATTACATCAGCAGGTTTGATGATTTGCAGCATGGCAAGTGTATTGTTTGCTTTTTTAGCGCACACAAAATAATGTGGACCCAATCTCTCTCCTGCTCATGGCGCAAAGCGCAGTTGCTGCGATCAGAACTGGTTGCCAAATGCTTTCAGAAGGCAAAGCAGAGATTGATAAATTCAAGAAACAAGTCGAAGGCGGTGTAAAAGATGCCAAAGCTATTTACAAAGAAGTCACAAGCATTTGGGATTGGGTCAAATCATTGTTTGGTGTTAAGCCTGTTGCCGTGGAAAAGGCGACAACAAGTGTTGTGGTTAGTGAAAAACCTAAAGCCACAAAACGTCAACCTGAGCCAGAGCTGAGTTATGAAGAATACAAAGCCAAAGCAGTTCACGACATTTTTGAACAACTGAAAATTTATTTTGATGTGTTGCGCCAGCTTAAAGAGCATTGTTTGGAATTGGAATCGCAAAGCAGCACGACTGAAAAAGTTGCCGACAATGCCATTGATTTGATTGAGATTCGATGGCAAATGCGTGAAATGATGGTGCAAGTCAGGGAAGCAATGTCATGGACACCTGAAAGTTTGGGTTTGCAAGATTTGTACAGGCAGTTTTTAGAAACATACGATGACATACTAGAACAACAAGAGTTTGCACGGCAAATCAAACGCAGACAGGAAGTTGACGCAAAATGGCAACGCGAATTGCTCAAAAACCACAGAATAGACCGAGCAGTTCAGGTGGCAACGGTGCTAATTCTGGTTCTATGGATGTGGGGTCTGCTGCTATCGCTCAAATGGCGCGAGATGACACCCGATGGTTTGTCGTTGGGGTAGTTGTTTTGTCATGTGCTTTGTTTCTAATCTTGCCTGTTGGTGTTTTAATTTGGGTGGACAACCAAAAACGCCTTGGTGCTGTGGAAAGACGTATTGATCGTAAGATACAGCGACTTGAAAAGCTGGAAAAAGAACTGCAAGAGCAAAAGGAAAAGTAATGAGGTTTTGTATAGTTATTCTTGTTTGTTGGATACTTATTGGCTGTGATGACCACTATCGTTATTATTGCCAAGACCCTGCAAATTTTCAAAAGAAACGGTGTCAAAGACCTGATTGTTTGTTTTCTCAAGATTGTCCAGATTATCTCGTTGCGCCAATTTTGGAAAAACAAGCAACACAACCTGCACAGGATGCTTCAAAATGAATATCAAAATCGAAACCATAGATGAATTGATTTTGTTGATTCAGGTTTTAGCTTGGGCATTTGTAGTTGTTGTGCTGATGCTTGTTTTTGGCGGAACGGTTTTTTCAATGTTGTATTCGGTAATTTTTGTGTCTCAGCCAATTAAAACAATGGCTCCGATTGACATGGCATTTACCAAAATGTTAAATGACATTGTTTTGTTAATGACAGGCTCAATAATGACCTTGGTTGGTATGTTCGCAATCAACAAAGGTGCTAAATCGTTAGCAGAGAAAATTGCACCAGCGGTACTTACACCAACACCTGCGCCGACATTTGCATCAACACCTGTGCCAGCATCAGGATTCAATTGGATGGGGTTTCAGAATCCAACGCTTGACGAAGATTGGCGACCACCTCCACCACCAACAACACCACCTGAATTTTTACATCCAGAACGTGAAGAAATTGCTAATGAACGGGCAGCGGCAGGGGTTGAACAATGAAAGCCGCAATTGTTGGTGTCATTTTGGCTATTTGTTTGTATTTTTATGGGCATCATGTTGGCTGGCAAGAACGTGATGCAGATATGCAAGCGGAAATTGCAACTAAAAATGAAGCCGCACGTTTACAAGAACAACAATTAACTCAACAACTGAACGATCAATCATCCAAACTGAATGAGGCAAACAATGCTATCAATCAAAAACAAACTGCTCTTAATCGCGCTATTAATGCTGGCAGGTTGCGCCTCCCGACCACAAGTTGCGTACAAACCAATTCAAGTGCCACCTCTGCCAGCGGAAATCGGGACACCGAGACAAGCGAATCTGACAGACAAACTCTCGCAGCTATTGCAGCCCTCGTTGCCGAGGGAGACAGGAACACAGAACAACTCAACGCCTGTATCTCAGCCTACAACGAAGTAATGGGGAAAGTTAATGGTCAACGGTAATCAACTCCAAAAACTTGGCATCAATCCAAATCTTGAAAAAGTGTTTAACGACACATTTGAGCGTTGGGGAATCAACACGGCACAACGTCAAGCAGCTTTCATTGGTCAATGTGGGCATGAATGCGGCAATTTTAGAATTCTTGAGGAAAATTTAAATTATTCCGCTGACAGATTGGTAAAGATTTGGCCTAAGCGTTTTACATCAATTGAAATGGCTCAACCATACAACAGGAATCCAAAGGCTATTGCCAACAAAGTTTACGGTGGTCGTATGGGCAACCGTGATGAGGCATCAGGTGATGGTTGGCGTTTTCGTGGATCAGGTTGGCTTCAATTGACAGGCCATGACAACTTTTACCATGCTGGTAAAGCCATTGGTCAAGATTTTGTGATGAATCCTGACCTAGTGCGTACACCTGAATTTGCGGCACAGACTGCGGGTTGGTTTTGGTCAACTCACAACTGCAACGCAAAAGCAGATGTAAAAGATTGGACAGGATTGACAAAAATTATCAATGGCGGCGTTTTAGGTTTGACTGAGCGAGTTATCAACACCAACAAAGCGTTGGAAATCTTAATCACATAAAGATTCGATCATTACCCAAACAGCAATGCCAATGGCTGTAAAGAATCCTGCTCCAAAAAACAGGATTGTGCAAAGCATGAAAATGTTGCAAATATCGTCATCCATTGTTCTTTTCCTTGAGTTTGGCTTCAATGGCTTCATAAAGTCGGTACGACATCCCCCACGGAAAAACTCCGCATTTGATAAGTTCCATTTTTGTCAGCCCTACCCATGTGCGCTGTGGTGCAATAACACCATGCTCTGATTCAAACTTCATAGTCCTGCCGCAAAGGCAGTTGTATGCAACCATCTTTACGGGCGCAAACTCTATCTGTGCTTTAACATTTGCCATAGCCCAATAAAGCCACTCACTTGCGTCCATTTCATAGTAGCCAACAGGCCCAACAGATGACAACTCTTCTCCAAGTCTGATTGCGGCTTTATGCCACTGCTCATTTTGGTATTTGTCAGCCCACGCATTTAACTCATCAATGGTGTACCAAGGGCGTGTGTTTTCATCCATTGTT